GGATGGAAAAGTAGTTCCTAATTGTGTTAAAGAGGATGAAGAACTTGATGAAACGGTTGTTGAACTTAAAGGTAAAAAGAAAGGTAATGTAATTATCAACCCTGAAGTCAAGAAGGTTAATGAGGATGCAGATGTTGCTAAAAAGCAACAGGTTCAGAGAAAGCAACTAATGATTAATAAACAGAAACTTGCTTTACAACAAAGGGCAACTGTTAAAAAGAAATCAACTGACATGCATATGGAAGAAACGGAAGACATTCAAGAAGTTGATATGTCAACCCGTTCTGTTAATTATGGTCAGGAGATTGAGAACACTACCCTCAAGAGAAAGAAAGAAAAGAAATCACTTTCAGACTTCAAGAAACTTTCAAAACCTACTGAATCTTGATATAAAATAAAAGGGGATAAATAATTTATGCCTATGTTATAAGATTATGCTTTCAATTTTACTTCCCCTTGCATCAAAAATTATTTCTGATGCTGTTAATAAGATTCCAGAGAACGAAGAGTTAGGTGAAAAGTTAGTTGAGATTTGCCTTGTTATTCTTAAGAAGGCTGTCAAGTTAACTAAAACCGATATGGATGATCAGCTACTTGCTGTAGTTGAAAAAGCAATTCTCGCAAGAGAAGAGGAGTGATTCCAAGGGGACTTACGTCCCCTTCTTTATAAATAAGATATAGGAATACAAACTTATAAGGAGACCAATGGCAATTTTTGGAAAAATAGATGCCGCAACTTTTGCAAACAATGTAGGTGTCACACAAAACGACGCTACCGTCACTAAGAACGCTGCTGATGTAGTGGGAGAAGGTGATGTTTTAGAACTTGGTGGAGTTGCATACATCGTAAGAACAGTAACAAGTACTACCGCAATTGAATTGCACAAAGGATATGTAGCAGCAACTAATGCTACTCTCGCTGGTGCAGTTCGTCGTACTCCACCTAAAAAGGTTGCTGAGTTCGTAATTAAAGGTGGTGATTCAATCACTGACTATCAACTTATCTTTGTTGACAACACTGAGAAGGATGTTGCATCAAACAAAGCACGTGCTATTACTGGTCCTGGTTGGTGGTTATATAGAACGTACACTGACGTTTCTGGTAGAACCCGTCATAAGGCAGAATGTCTTGCATTCGTTCATGCAACCGCTGCAGCCGCTGGTGATGATGCAGACGATACAGTAGCAGCAGATGTTATTGAGACCATTACCATTGGTACTCAACCTGCTAATCAGAATACATCTTCTGGTGCTGCAACATTCACTGTTGCCGCAACCGTTTCTGCATCCGGTACTCTCGCATATCAGTGGCAGAAAAGAACCAGTACTTCTGGTCGCTTTGCCAATGTCTCTGGTGCAACCAGTGCTTCTCTTGCACTAACTGGACAACTTGCTGCTAATACTGGTAACCAGTATAGAGTTAAGATTACTACCTCTAAGGGTGCTGCAGAAGTTACATCTAGTGTTGCGACTTTAACATTCGCTTCTTGATAATTACATTATATGAAATTTACTGAATTGAATGAAAATAATTTTTTATTATTCGCTATAAAACATTATGACAATCCCCACTGTTCTACAAGAGATGATTTTTACGAGGATCTGAAAAGATTCAAGTACATCAAAAGATTGCTAAAAAAGTATATCAAGACTGGTGATCTTAAAACTCATCTCTTATTGAATCATATAATTATTATCTACAATATTTTTGGGGATGCTGGAACACCACTACTATTTTTTAAACTTGAAAGAGAGTATTGGTCTGCATTGAAATCTATCTTGGTATTTTTAAACCGTATAGATGAAAATAATATGACCAATGTCGAACTTGATGAGTTCTGTTTACAGGAGTTAAATAAATTATAATGGATAAAAAAGATGTCTATAGCATGTGGGAAGACTCAATTGGTGCAACCCCCACAAATAATGCTTCCGGTGGTGCTATAGCTGGACTCCCTCCAGACGAACCACCCATCAGAAAAAAGAAAAAGTATGATGGCCGCCGTAAGGATGTCAGGGAGTTTGTTGCAAAGTTATTGAAGAGAAGACAACAGAGAATAGAACAGAAATTTAAGAATCAAAGTAAATCACTTGAGGAAGAGTTAGAAGCACTCCAGGAAAGTGGTGGTAAAGTAATTGATCAACTGAAAAAGATTGCTATGGCTGGTGGAACTGGAACAGTTCAGTTTGATGATGGTAGTAAACAACCAGTGGAACCTTCAGAAGCTGGTAAGATAGTAAATCTATATCAAAATTTAAACGCAAGTAATAGAGTAAAGATGATAACTTCTATCAACTCATCTACTAATGCATATGAAAAAGTAAAAGCTTTCGCTCAATCTAGAACGTAAAAAAAATGTTCAGTCCAAATTCAAAAGTGGCAGTATTGGAATCTAAACTTGACATCTACGAAGAACTTTCTAGAGAAATGTTGTCAAAATTAGAATCTGCTGTCGATAAAATTTCTGAAGGTAATCAAAGAATTGCCATAGTTTTGGAAAGACATGAAAATAGATTAGATGAATCTGATAAATCTGATCAAGCTATCTTGCAGTTAGTAACAAGAGTAGAACATAATCTTGAAGATTTAGAAAAAAAAGTTGATCAACTATCAAAATTTAGATGGGTTACTGTTGGTGTCGCTACAGCCGCAGTGGTCATTCTGAAGTCAGCTGAATTGTTTGGATCAATCCTTACTCTTCCCCAGCAACCATTGACATCCTCTATGATCTATGGTACAGTAGTGGAACGAGTGAATCCTATGTAATGTCCTTTATTGATCTGAAGTATATTAATGTAATCTCTCCTCGTCTAGAAAAATTTTCAAAGAAGAAAGACTATCTCTATAATTTCCGTTGTCCCTATTGTGGCGATTCTAAGAAGAACAAGAATCGTGCGAGAGGGTTTTTCTTTCTGAAGAAATCAGATATGGTTTACAAATGCCACAACTGTGGTGTGGGTAGAACTCTTGCAAATTTTTTAAAGGACATGGATGTGAGTCTTCATGATGAGTATGTCATGGAGAGGTATAAAAATGGGTTGACTGGGAAAGGAACTAATACCGCTAGTCCTAAGTTTACTTTTGAGAAACCAGTATTTTCACGATCTGAAAACTTAAAAAGTTTGAAGAAAATATCAGAACTAAATAAAGAACATCCCGCCAGAGAATATCTTGCAAACAGGCACATACCAGAAAAATATTATCATACCCTGTACTATGCTGAAGATTTCAACAAGTGGGCCGGAACAACTAATACGTTTAAGGAAAGTAGAATTGTTATTCCTCTGTTAGATTTAAATGGGAATATGATTGGGTATCAGGGTAGATCTTTACAGCAAGATGCAAAACTCAGATACATCACTATAATGACAGATGAATCGCATCCTAAAATATTTGGATTAGATAGAGTAAATTCTAACGAGAAAGTTTATGTCACAGAAGGACCCTTTGACAGTTATTTCATTACCAACGCTATTGCTATGTGTGGTAGCGATGTTGACCTTAGCTCTTACAATTATCAGTTCATATACACCTTCGACAATGAACCGAGAAGCAGAGAGATCGTTGCTAGAATTAAAGCTACGATTAAAAGAGGTAACAAGGTAGTAATCTTTCCCAAAACTATTAAACAAAAAGATCTGAATGACATGACACTTGCTGGACATGACGTTCAGTCTCTGGTAGAATGCAACACGTATCAAGGCTTAGAAGCAACTATTAAACTAAACGAGTGGAAAAAAGTATGACAAACGGCACCAAAGTACAAAAGCGAAATGGAGAACTTGAGTCTCTAAACCTTGACAAGATCCATGCTATGGTCGATTGTGCATGTGATGGATTAGCAGGTGTATCTCCATCACAGGTAGAGATTCAATCTGGCATTCAATTTTATGACGGTATTACTACCGATGAAATTCAAGAGATTCTAGTAAAGTCTGCTAGTGACTTGATTAGTCTTGACAATCCAAACTATCAATTTGTTGCTGCTCGTTTACTATTGTTTGGTTTGTATAAACAAGTATTTGGTGATGGTTGGAAAGATAGTTTTACACCAGTATCTAAACACTTAAAGAACAATAAAAATATTTACGATTACAGTATTTACACAAAATACTCTGAAGGAGAATGGTTTGTAATTGATAAGATGATAGACCATGAACGAGATATGCTGTTCACATATGCTGGTCTAAGACAGGTTGTGGATAAATACTTAGTCCAAGATAGGAGTTCTAGTAAGATTTACGAGACTCCTCAATATATGTATCTTCTGATTGCTGTAACTTTGTTTCAGGATTATCCTAAAGATACTAGGTTAGACTACGTAAGAAGATACTACAATGCAATCTCCAAACACCGAATCAACATCCCAACACCAATCATGGCAGGCGTCAGGACACCCTTGCGTCAATTTGCATCTTGTGTTCTCGTTGATGTTGATGACACCCTCGATAGTATCTTTAGCAGCGATATGGCTATTGGTAAATACGTCGCACAAAGGGCTGGTATCGGTATTAACGCAGGCAGAATTCGTGGGATCAATTCTAAAATTAGAGATGGCGAGGTACAACACACAGGTGTTGTCCCCTTCCTTAAAAAGTTTGAATCAACTGTACGATGCTGTACACAAAACGGCATCAGAGGTGGTTCTGCTACAGTTCACTTTCCTATCTGGCACCAGGAAATAGAAGACATTATTGTTCTCAAGAACAATAAAGGAACAGAAGATAATCGAGTGAGGAAACTTGACTACTCAATCCAAATTTCAAAACTTTTCTACGAACGTTTCATTGCGAATGGAGAGATTAGCTTATTCTCACCGCATGACGTACCAGGTCTCTATGATGCTTTTGGTACTGATACATTTGACGATCTCTATGTACGCTATGAATCAGATAAGTTTACTCCAAGGAAGACTATCGGGGCACAGGAACTCTTTCTAAGTATTCTCAAGGAGAGAGCAGAGACTGGTCGGTTGTATCTTATGAATATCGACCATTGTAACTCTCACTCATCCTTTAAAGATAAAGTGAACATGAGTAATCTTTGTCAAGAGATCACACTCCCAACAGATCCTATTAATCACATTGATGATACAGCAGGTGAGATTGCTTTGTGTATTCTTTCCGCTATCAATGTTGGTAAACTTCGTAATATTGAAGAGATGGAAGAGTTGTGTGATTTGTCTGTACGTGGTCTAGAAGAACTGATTGAATATCAAGACTATCCTGTACCTGCTGCTGAAAGAAGTACAAAAGATCGTCGTTCACTTGGAGTTGGGTTTATTGGTCTCGCTCATTATCTTGCTAAACAAGGATATAAGTATGGTGATGAAGGTGCTCTGAAAGAAGTTCATACAATCACTGAAGCGTTCCAATATTATCTTTTAAAATCTTCTAATCAAGTTGCAAAAGAAAAGGGTGCTTGTAATGGTTTCTCTCGTACAAAGTATGCAGATGGAATTCTCCCGATAGATACATATAAGAGTGACGTAGATGAATTAGTACAACCAGAATACAATTATGATTGGGAATCTCTTAGGACATCTATCACCACCTACGGATTACGGCACTCAACATTGTCCGCACAAATGCCATCGGAAAGCAGTTCCGTTGTGTCAAATGCAACCAATGGAATCGAACCGCCACGTGATTATTTGTCCGTTAAAAAATCAAAGAAAGGACCTCTTAAGCAGATTGTTCCACAGTACACCACTTTGAAGAATAACTATACTCTTTTATGGGATATGGAATCTAATCGTGGTTATATTAATATTGTTGCTGTGATGCAGAAATTCTTTGACCAAGCAATTTCTGGTAACTGGAGTTATAATCCTGAAAATTATCCAGATAATGAAGTTCCAGTTTCTTCAATGGCACAAGATCTCCTGACTACATATAAGTTCGGATGGAAAACCTCGTACTATCAAAATACATATGACGCTAAGAAAGATGTAGACGATCCTGCTCACTCAATCGGGTGGAAGGATAACGTACCAGACGTAAATAATTTAATCAATCAACTATCACAAGTGGAGGAAGAAGACTGTGAGTCTTGCAAGATCTAAGGAGAATAACATGGAGTTTATGGTAGATACCAAAAAGACAATAGAAGGGATGACAGTTTTTAACTCTAATAAAACTGATCTCAAGAAACAACCAATGTTCTTTGGAGCCCCTCTTGGGGTCCAAAGATATGATACTTATAAGTATCCCATTTTTGATAAACTAACACAGCAACAACTGGGTTATTTTTGGAGACCAGAAGAAGTATCATTGCAAAAAGATCGTGCGGACTATCAGACACTACGCCCTGAGCAAAAGCACATTTTTACCAGCAATCTTAAATATCAGATCATGCTGGATTCTGTACAAGGGCGCGGTCCTGGGATGGCTTTTATCCCTTATTGTTCACTACCTGAACTTGAAGCTTGCATGACTATCTGGGAAACTATGGAGATGATTCATAGTCGATCATATACTTATATTATTAAGAATGTATATCCAGATCCTTCAGAAGTCTTTGACACTATTCTAGATGACAAAAGAATCCTGAAACGTGCTGAGACTGTTACTAAAGCATATGATGAGTTAATCAATCAAGCTCATCAGTATGACACTGGTAATCTATGGAGACAAGATTGGAAAGACTCTCCTACTTCTATGTGGGAGATTAAAGAACTAAAACGTAAATTGTACCGTGCAGTAATGAATGTCAATATCCTTGAGGGTATTAGATTCTATGTTTCGTTTGCATGTACATTTGCATTTGGTGAACTGAAACTTATGGAAGGATCTGCAAAGATTATTTCATTGATTGCTCGTGATGAAAGTCAACACCTAGTAATCACTCAGAACATTCTTAAGAACTGGGCGAATGGAGATGATCCTGAGATGATCGAAATCATGCAGGAAGAGGAAGAGAATGTCTATAGGATGTTTAAGGACACTGTAGATGAAGAAAAGGAATGGGCAGAATATCTGTTCAAAGATGGATCAATGATTGGATTAAATGCTAAACTACTTGATTCTTATGTTGAGTATATTGCTAATCGTCGTATGAAAGCTATTGGTTTAAAACCAATCTTTGATACTCCTATGTCAAACAATCCATTACCTTGGACACAACATTGGTTGAACTCCAAGATGATGCAGAATGCTCCTCAAGAAACTGAGATTGAATCTTATGTCATTGGAGGTATCAAACAAGATGTTAAGAAAGATACGTTCGCTGGTTTCCAGTTGTGACGAATTACTCTTTGCCTGGTTGGAGGGAAAAGATTCTAGAATCAAACCTTCCATCCCAAGCGGAGAGAGACCTATTATCGAGAGGTCCGTCAAGTCTCACTCAAGCGTGGAGAATGCAGGCACTAAAATACAAATACGCGATCCATGGGATTGAAGAGCCGTAAGGCTCTTTTTTTGTATCTAAATACCTACGGTAGTAAAAAAAGATTATGTTGTCTACGCAATACCGTCTACGGATGGAATTTATTTGTAAGAAAATTGCAAACGGAGAAGATGTAAAACTTGAAGATATGATCTGGGCTCAGAAGTTAGCTAAATCAAATAAATCTGCTGAAGCCATGTTAAGGATGTCGCGTCGTAAATCGTCCAACCCAGACGCGCCTGAAGGGGGATTAGATGATTTTATGAACAGGATGGACCTTGGGGATCCTGATCCATCCAATCACAAAAAAGGATTCCAAAATGTAGATGAAATCGTTGATTGGTTTCATCAAGAAAAATCTGATGACTGGAGGCAACGTGACTAAAAAACAGTGCAAAGAATTATTGCTGGAACATTTTACTGAACAAATGAATAAGTTGTCAGCGAAAGAATTAAAACAACTTGTGAAAAAATACACATGAAACAACTCTTTATAGTACCTATTAGTGAGAATGAATGTGTTACTCATGATGGGTACATTCAAATTGGTGTCTTTAATCACTCTGTGGAAAAACATCTTGAGTTAAATCCATTAATAAATTGGCAGATAACATACTGGATGCCTGATATTTTTATTCATAGATATAAGAGACCAAACTATCAACATACAATGAAAGCAAATGAAGGTTCACCTAGAACTGATAACGCTTTAGATAGTCGTCCAAGAGACTTCCCAGATCAACCAACAGAAAGATTAGAGCGAGCATTATAGGGGATTGACAAACAAGTCAATCTTCAGTAAAATAACTCTGCTAGGGTTCAAAGGGAAATATATAGCTTACATTTAAGCTTATAATATGAAACCTCAAAGTGCAAAAGCTAAAGGTAGAAACTTACAGAAATGGGTTAGAGAAAGATTAATTGAATCATTAGATATACATCCTGAGGATATTGAATCTAGATCTATGGGCGCCGGCGGAGAAGATCTTATTATGGCACGTGCTGCTAGAGAGAAATTCCCACATAGTATTGAATGTAAGAATGTAGAAAAATTAAATGTATGGGAAGCTTATGAACAAGCAAAAGCTAATGGTGGTAAATATGAACCACTAGTAGTCATGAAAAAAAATCATAAAAAACCATTGGTTGTTATAGACGCTGAATATTTTATAAGTCTTTTTAATAAATAATAAGGCCTAACTCTTTACTCATGGAATCAAATCCAAAGAAAGAGGAAGCCAAAAAGGAAAACAAATTTGAGTGGGCGGATGAGGGTGTATCAACTCTCGTTCGAGTTATTATTCTTGGATGGTCAGCAGCAATTCTGACTCTTAATTATGTAACTGTTCCTGGTGTTCCTCAGAAAAATATTGATCCTACTTTTATTGCTAGTGTGTTCACTGGAACGCTAGCTACTTTCGGGGTCATGCCTTCTAAAAAGAAGGAAGAATCAAAGCAAGCACCTACATTGGAGAAGAAAGATGCAAAAATTGATTAATGGTGTCGCGTTATTATCTGGTCTAGTTTCTTTAGCTGTCTTAGGGGGTGGTGCTTATCTTTACGTTCAAAAGGATACATTAATCGAAGGTGCTCGGGAGAAAGCAACTGTTGCTATCACTGAAGCAATTACAGAAGCACTACCAGGACTGGTTCAAAGTGCTATGCCATCTGTTCCTGAGGTAACTGGTCCCGCTGTACCTAGTCCCACTATGCCATTCTAACCATGAATAAACTTAAGATCGTCGCCGCTTCAGTTGGTGGAGTATTTGTTGTAGCACACATAGGTCTGCTTGGATATGTTTTCAGGCAAGAACCTGAACCTGTGATTCAACCTCCTACATTTAATATTCCTCGTGGTCCTTATTCTTCTTATAAGATTAAGGCAGGTAAGGATGGTTATGAAATTGAATTCCGTGCTGACGATCCTAAGGTTTTAGAATCACAAAGATCATTATCTTCTGATAGTAATAAGAAAGGATTCTTTGGTGGTGGTACAGAAAGTCGTCGTGAATGGCGTACAGATCAATTCACTCGCGAGGGTACTAGGAACCTAGGAGGTGACATAGGAGAAGTGGGAAAGACCGGAGGTGTAAGCGCAGAGTGCATAGCGGCGGACGCTGGAGCACGGTCTCAGGGTGCGATGGCCGGTAGTGCTATTGCTGCTGGAGTTGCTGTCCCAGCGGTTGCTAGCATCCCCTATGTGGGATGGTTGATGGGTGGATGGGCACTGCTTCTAGGACAGAAAGCAGGGTCAACACTTGGTTCACAGGTTGGAAGTGTATTTAATGATTGCTAATGGAAATTCCAGATATCAGAATTGGTAATTTAGATATTAAATCTATAAAAATTGTTGATGTAATGACTGCGCCATCAACATCAATTCCTAATGCTCCCCCAGTTGTTCTTAATATAGGTTTACCAATTGTTGATATGCCTGGGTGTGTTGAAGCGCATGAGACTAATAACGTAAAAAATAATAAAATCAATGAAGACGATACAAACGGTCTGGTCACGTACTGCGATTCTGGTCTCCCTAATTTTAATCCTATTTCTTTTGAACCTGAACAATTAATTTACACAGGAGAAGCAGAAGTTCCTCCTGTAAAGTCACCAGAATCTCCAGAAGTTCCTGAAGCTCCAGAGGTAAAATCTCCTGTTAAAACTGCAAACGTAGATTGTCCAACTCCAGTACAAAAATCAAAAGAACCCGTCGGCACATTAGTCAACGGGTTCAGGGATAGAGTTATTGGATATGAATTGATAGGAAAGCAATGCATTCAAAATACAGAATCAGTTCCTATTCAGATTCAATTAATAGAAGGATTACCTAGCGCTGGTGCGGTGACCGCCACTGCTTCGATTGCGATTGTTGCGACGACTTCTGCACTGCTCGCAAAACCTCTTGCTGATCTTTTGTTAAAAGTGGTGAAACCGACTGTAAAGAAGGTGATGAAGAAGATTGCGACCTTAAGGGGGAAGAAGATCCCGGTACAGTCTGCTTCTGAACGGGTTGCTGAACAGAGGCAGAGGAATCAGGCTGTGAAGATTTTACGGTCGGTGCGACCCTTGAAGAAGTAGATGGAATAGAATGAACGTGTGGATGTTTATGTCCTGGTGGATTGTTTATTAGTACGTCTGCACACACAGAATAGTACGGTGACTTAGGATGGAATTGAATTCCTTTCATCATTAACTCACCACAATTTTTGAGTCTTGCTATCTCAAAATCTAATCTTTTATTGGCGGTTGACTGTTTCATCATTTCGATGTTAGCAGCAGCTGCCTCTTTGCATTGTTCTTGTAATTTACTGTCTAGTGGTTTAGACCATGTAGCAGAAAAACCTAGTGACAAATTGGTATTATTTTTTTGACCTGTTCTAACGGGAACTTGATAGAGAACGGATCCAGGATTATCAGGCGCGCCGTCTTCATCCATATCACGCATATCATATACATTATCAAAGTACTGATCTTGAAATGGATGTTGTTGTGATAAAGACCCTGTTACATATGGGGTAACATTCATCGTGGGCCCCTGGCATTGAATTCCTCCGCCATAAGTATTTGTGATATAGGGACCTTGTAAAACCTGGATCGCTTGATTAGTAACAGAGCCTGAAGAATTAGCAACAGGAGCAGCTGTGGCGCTAACACCACCCACAGTCTCAGCAATTGCTTGAGATGGAAATACTGCACTTAAACTTATTGCGAGAAGATACTTGTAGTATCTGTTATACTTGTTACGTCGGTTTCTCTTTGTATAATTGTGTGGTTGCTCAACCCGGGCCCGCTGTAAGTTTCTGTAAACTGAAACGCTTGTCCTGGTGTCGTCTGTGTGAATTGGGGTTTGCTTGTTACTCCAGTCCATGATGAAGTCACTCCATTTATAGTTACATTGTTTGATCCTGTTCCTGGTGACAGGTTTCCATTTGATGTAATTCCACTACCAGTTGCGGAATATTGATAACCAGTATTGTAATCCATTGAGTTAATGGTTTCAGTTATCTTTTGTGTTGTCTCTGTGTGGCTCGTCATTGAGCCCTGTGTGAAGTTTGGCACAACAGGTACTGCCCGGGCAGTGACACCTATACTTAGGATTGCCACCACACCCGTCGCAGTATACCAAATCGTCTTTCCAAAAGTCATGACAATTCTCCATGCATTAGTCGATTACGGTGATTTCAGACACAAATTGTCCGATTCCACTTGTTCCTGCTCCACCTGCTGTAATCGTTACGACTCCGGCAGAGGTGACAGTTCCAGCAAGAGATCCAGCACTTCCTGCAGTGTAAGAAGTAACTGAAGAAAAGTTAGGCACGTCACCTACAGTGGGAGCAGCAGTTGGTACTGCATCGCCTTGAGTATATGATTGACTAAATGAGAATGCAGCTCCTGCTGTATCTTGAGTAGCAGAGATATTACCTGGTGCATAGATACCAGAAGTAATAGTTCCTGCAGAAACAGTTCCTGCTGTGGTGCCATCAGTGGTATCTATATTAGAACCAGAGATGCTAAATGTTGAACCAATTCTTGTCGCTTGAGTTCTTGCTGCATCGACATTCAGCTGAACACTAGAAGCGTGAGAGGATACTAAACCACCAGCATGTGCTGCTGATGTTGTCATCAATAACATTACGAGTGGAAGAATTTTATTCATAACGCTCATAGTTTGGACTGCTATTATTTAGATACTCTCACATTTCAATATTAAAAGATTATGGGGATATCTAAATAGCTTGAAATTATTACTTATAATGAATGGCTAGAAGTTACCTGACCAAAATTGACCTCTTGTCAAAAATTTATAGATGGAAAACGGATTTACATGATCGAAAAAAACCAAATCTAACACTTGAAGCAAAATATGGGTATGACCAAGCACTTAGTGACATCCTTGAATATCTTAAAGAATTTAGAGGATAATAGTAACATTGAAGATGTTACAGAATCTCCTACAGACTGGGAGGATTTCTGGTATAATGAGGATGAATGAAATTAAACCTTCACATTATGTTACTGAAGAAAAATGTCAGGAGATGATTGACGATGCAATACGAAAGCATAATCGTAATGCTGGAATTATCAGTATGTGTGTTGGTTGGGTTGTTCTCTCACTTTTTGCTGAAGGTTTACTTCGACTTGTCGGAGTGATCCCTCCACTATTACCTTGGTTAAAAATAACACTATGACTTTAGCACATGTCCTACTTTTCGGATCACTACCCTTTATATGTGCCACCGCATATTTCGGGTACAGAAAAGGTGAGAATAACTATTATGAAACCGACGCCTACTCAGGAAATGGAACAGCGCATTAGAATGAGATATGCGTTTGCCATGTCATCATTTGGTAGGATGTTTTTACCATCTGGTATTACAATTGAAATGAGATTATTAGCTAAAAAATGGGCTGATGATATAGATACTATTGAACCCAGTCGATCTGACTTATATGAAGTTGATCGATATTTTTTGGAACTATGGAAAAAACGTTATGAGTTTGGCTAAAAAATTAAAACATGAAAACTATATGTTGAAACTCGAAAATATGAAACTTAAATTGAAACTAAAAGAATTAAATAGTGATTGGGTACATCCCAAATCTTGTCTTCACAATGAGGATCCATGGAAAAAGTTTCAAAATTTTCTACAGTAACAGCAACAGGATTTTTTATTTTTAGTTTTATAGTAATGTTTGTAGTATGGGGGTTAAAAAATGCTTATCCTCATTAGGTATACAATGGAACATCAATGGAGTTTAGGTATCATGTCTCTTGCTTTAGTAGTTGTTCCTATCATAGGTATAGATCTAATTCATAAATACGGCTGGGAACACTGGGAACCTTTTACGAGGAAACATAAATGAATCCAGTAATTTTAATCGGGTGTTTTACACCACTGGTTATTATTTTTATAGTAATGAAGTTAGCTGTGTGGGTATCTGCTGTAAATGACGAATCTTCTTATGTCCGAAAAGAACCTTTACGCAAACGAGGACCCTTCGTGGCAGACGCATATGCGGACGTTGACGAAGAGGAAGAGGAATATGGAGATCGCACAGATTATAGATGAAGCACTTTATAAACACTATACTATAGATCAAGGTAAACCAGTTCCTAACTGGAGATATGTCAAAGATCAAGATTGGTGGATTGATTACCTCAACCAAATAGGAATAGATCCAAGAAATCCATGAACGAATATGACTATCAGGTTAATCTAACAATAGAAGATGTAAAACTTTTACATCAATGTGTATTGAAGAGATTAGAAACCTGGGAAGGGTCCCCTGCTCGTCCAGCAGAAGAACAAGAACACTTATGGTATCTTCGGGATTCTTTATATCGTATGGTATTAGACTATACATTTGAAAACTTATGAATTTAATACTACGTCCACTAGATAATGCTAACGACCCGGTGTGGTCTGTAATTATATGTGTGATACTTGCCGTTGCTGGTGCATTGTTTGTAGTTGTATACATACTAAGAATGGCATTTGCTGAATTGGAAAATGACAGATCAAATCAACCAGAAAGATGCAAACCAGGACCAGCAGATAGCACTCCTGACACACAGGATTGAAGACGCTGAGAAAACTCAAGAAGAACTCCGTGATAGAGTTCGTAAACTTGAAAGATGGGTTTGGGGCGCTGGTGCTGTTATCTCAGCAGCAATTACAATCATCGGAATCGCAACCGCAGTAGAATCAAAGGAGATCAATTATGGGAGCCATGACACCACCAAGCAGGAAGTCCTGCTACAACTTTAGAGTAACGGAGATCAATCGTGTTCTTGACGGTGATACTATTGATGTTACTATCGACCTCGGGTTTGATCTATACAAGAAAGAAAGAGTTAGAGTTGCTGGCGTTGATACGCCAGAAAAGAGAACGAAAAATTTAGAGGAGAAAGCTCTTGGAATCGACGCAACCAACTGGCTCAAAGAGAAATTGGAGAGTACTATCGCTGGTGACGATGAGTTGTCTGTTAGGACTGAACTTGTTGGTGGCGTCGGTAAATATGGGCGTCTTCTTGGTTGGCTTTACATTGGGGACAGCGACTTGTCCCTCAACG